AATACTAATGCCTGTAGAGAACGTTCCAAAAGACGCAACGATAATTGCATCGGCTTCCTTCTCAACAATACCTCGGATCTCTTCTCTATCGGTGCCTGCTGTCTCGCCTGACACATAGAATACTTTTCTATCTCCTGCAGCTTCGCGAATCATTTCGCATAATGGCTTACCATGTTTCTCAACGAATTGGAATAACACCAGAGTTTTGCCTTTTAGTTTATCATCCATAACTAACCTAGTGATAAACTGATTTCGTTGTTCATGCGTTACAATAAGGTCAATCTCTTCTGGGTATTTAAGTTTCGCACAAGCCTTTCTATATTCATCCTTCCATTTAAGGAGTAACATATTAATTTTTAGTTGAGCAACCTTGCCTTGTTGCATCAGAGTTTTTGTTTTAATTACTTTCTTTACCTGGCCAAACACACCTTCAAGAACTAACTGATTCGTTTCACAATCGTCAAGTGTACCTGTAGTACCAACACGATACTTAGCCTCGGTACACGCTTCCATCAACTTAGTTAAACTCTTGGCTTTAAACTCATGTGCTTCATCGCCTAGCACCATTCCAAACTGTTTAAACCAATCCTTAGGTTGTTTAAATATTGATTGCCATGTAGTAATAGTAACCCTTTGAGCATATCCCGTTTTCTCTTGCCCACCATATATCTTATGACAACTTGCTCCAACATCAAACGGATCAAACTCAGAGTAATCTTCAAAGTCTGAAAACATTTGATGTACAAGCGCTATTCGCGGTACACAGAGCAATACGTTTTGGTCGTACATATCTAGATAGTAACGGATCATTATGTAGATGATAAGCGACTTACCTGACGACGTAGGAGATAGCAATAGCTTACGTTTAGATTCAAGCGCATCTTTCACCGACTCTATTTGATAATCGTATGGTATAATCTTTTTGCCCTTACTTGTTATTGTAAGAGCATTCATTAATTCGTCTATGTCAATCTTTTGCTGAGTGCCATAACCAAACTCGTTATCAACCATCTCTATATTGTAACCTCGGGATTTAGCGAAGTCACGTACATAGTGTATCAACCCAGAATATAATCTCCTGCGCCTCATATCAAAAAGTCGTATAAAACCATCCCACATTTTATTCTTATAACTGGGCATGAACTGATAGTTGGCTACGCGAAACTTAAAGAACTCTGCTAACTCCATAGCAATACCATCATCACTATGTATAGTCATGAATGCTGAGTCAGTCAATTCAATTCTTAAAGTTTCCATATTAATTATATATGCTTTTTAGATTTAGTATATATACTGTAGACGCATAGTTGCTCCTCATGTAATGATGTGTTTAGAAGGGATATGGTGCTTCAGCACACTGTATCCCTTCGTTCTCTGAGGAAAAAAAAACCAGCCCGGTTGGACTGGTTAAATGTAGATAGGATCACCTCCTTTTTTAATAGAGATTGCCTTCTTTAATTTTATTTATACAAGACAGGTACAAAAAAACCTACAAAGCGTAGGTTAATTTAATTATGTTCAAATGGTGGAGGATGACGGGATCGAACCGACGACCTATAGCTTGCAAAGCTATCGCTCTCCCAACTGAGCTAATCCCCCATTTTATTAGACACCGGAGGTAAACTGTCTCCAGCGGATCATATTACCAATATTCTGGTGTCTCCAGCGGACGTTATCTAGAATATCTTTTAGTACGTCATGCGCGTTCTTTAGGTATTCAATACGAAGCTGTGCTTTCTGTATATCAATATCAGAATCATAGAAATGGCCCATGTCACCTTTCAGAACCTTAAGTCCTTTCATAGCATCATAGCCCCATCCTTTAGCATCCATCTCTGCTTTACTCATCTTACCATTATACCACAGCCACTTATCTTTAAGCAGTGTTTTAAACTGAATCTCTCTGCGGCGGAGTTCTAAACGGTTAGTTGAGTGGATAGCAAGATACTTGGAATGAAGCTTAGCACTATCACGTGAAGCTTCATCTAATCTCATATCATCTATATGGGAATCTTTTTCCCAGTCTTTTAATATCTGTTCAATGTCAATCATAATATCTATTATACCACAGTTTAACTCAAATGTAAAGGGTTAAACAGGGGAATAGGCTTTTTCTAATGAAAAAGTAGTATACTTAAATGTAATATCTACTGACAAATATTCAGCATCACCATTTGTCACAAACTCAACACCACCTAAACTAGTAGGGAACATATCATTAAACCAAATAGTATTATTGAGCCTATTCTTTGATGATAGTATTGATAACGCTCCATCTGATAAAAGTGTTTCATCAGTCTTAGCTTGAGCAATAATCCAATCGTATACTTCTTTATATGAGTTCATATCTTCGTCAACTAATACAGTTATCCCAAGGTCACCATACGCAACGCGATCCCCAGTAACGAATGCTGTATCACCACGGAAAGGTGCTGATGTAGATTCAATACCAATCTCAGGTAGTGTAACGTTAGTACAAAAGAATTCAAGATTAGGATATAACGTTGAATCAATAGTTAACTTAAAACCGGAAGGCATTAAGAAATTTTTGTTTGTTGTTAAGGTTGCCATATATTATACTCTTAAGGTTATAGTATTATTTATACATTCTTTAAAGACAAAAAAGAGGGAACCGAAGTTCCCTCTAAAGAGTTACCGCTCGTTTACAAATTCGTTTAACTTTCTTGCAGTAGAAATGACATCTTCTATAGAAACGACTTGTTTACCCCAAGGTTTTTTATCGTTTGGAAAACTATCATTGTGTTGAAGGACAGCATCATTACTTCTACATAGATTTCCTTCTAGAAGTGATTGTGATTGTGACAGTAATTCGGCTCTTATTTCAAAGCCACTTTTAGGTTGTGTATTATTCATACTTTTCTCCGTGTGCGTGTGTGTACTTGATTGTACCCTTATATTTATAAGGCAAAAAAAAGAGGGAACCGAAGTCCCCTCTAATAAAGTTTGGTTATACCAAATCTTTTTATTACATGATGTTAGTAACTTGTACTCGTCTGTAATATACGTTGTCATTTGCAGTCAAAGCGCCTGAACGAACAGTAGCACCACCAGCAAATGGGTTAGCAGCCATACCATAACGGGTTTTGAAACCGATTTTTGGTTGGAAACTAGATTCACCAACTGCACGAACCATTTGTAACGGAACGTATGGGCAGTAGAATAAACCAGCATCGTAAGGTGAAGTACCTTTGTATCCTACTGTGAAGTACTGTTTAGCATCTCCATTTGCAGAATATGGGTCGATATACACTTTAAAGCGTCCGTTAAGAACACCAGCAAATGTGTTACCAGAATCATCAACATTCAAGTTGTTGTTTAGGGCAGGAGTATAGTCCAACTGTCCAGCCATCTGCAATGCAGATGCAACATCAGAAGAACAGATAATCATATTACCTTTTCCTCTACGAGTTTGTTGTGCGATTACGTTAGCTTCACGTTCTACTTGGAACATAAGTCCCTTGAACTTCTCAACACTCCAACGGCCGTTAGAATCAACGTCCATATCGAAGATACCAGAAGTAGCAGTATCAACCTGTGCGCCTGGCTTAGCAGTTACATAGACTGTACGAACAACTTCACGGTTGATCTCAGCGAGAATTTCAGCAGAAAGGATGTTTGCAAGTTCTGTCTCAGCGTCCAAACCATGAATCGCTTTAAGGTCTTGTGCAAGTTCCATTGTGTATTCTGCTTTAAGAGCACGTGATTTAGCAGTAACAGTTTGCTTTTCAATTGAGAAAGACATCTCTTTGAAAGCGTTGTTGTCTGCATCACCTAATGCTTCAACAGTTGCAGTTGCAATACCAGTACCACCAGTATAAGTACCTGGCGAACCATCATTCAAGATAGCAGGGTTAGTACCAGCCTGTGTACCAGCACCAGAGAAATCTGAATCTGGTTCTGCATATTGGTTCTCTGTACCAGTTGCGTTGGTATAGCGTGAACGCATTGCGAAGATTAACCCTGTTGGGCCAGTCATCGGTTGAACACCAGCGATATCATAAGCGATAAGGTTAGGCATAGAACGTCTAACTAGTGAAATCATAATTGGATTCCAGTTAGCTGAACCAGCGGTGTTATTTGTTGGTGCTGCTTCGTTTAAGAATTTAGAGTCTTCAGCAATTGACTTTTCTTGGTTTTCTAAGATAACAGTGGTTACAGCTCTCTTGTATGAGTCTTTGATCTCTGGAAGATCATTGTGCTCGAGGACTGGCTGCCACTTTTCCTGTAGATGTTCTGTCTGGAACATTTTATTTCTCCTTGTTAGGTTTACTAATAATATTTATAAAAAACGAATCTTTCATCGTTATTTTGCACGCTTTACGTTTCGACTAATTGCACTCATGTAAGTACTCATAGCACCAGTTGTATCAATAGCTGTTTGTTCTTCTTGAACAGCATCTACGGATTCAGCGACAGTTTGTGCCTTTGGAAAGTAACTTTCCTTAAGCGTTTCGAGTTTTTCACTGAAAGATTCTTCAGTTGTGAACTCTACGTCCTCAGCAAGAGACTTAAATTTTTCAATTTCCGTATCTGCAAGGTCAGAAGCGACTTGTGCGAAAACTGACTCACGAACCAATACATCCTTTTCACTTTTCAGTGAAGCGAGCGTAGTGATTTGTTCATTCAACTTCTCTTCTAGAGCATCAATCTGTGCAGACTGTTGACCTAAAATATCGTACTTCTCATCTGGTACATCTATATAGTGTTCTTCGAATAGAGACTTTAATCCAGAAATGAAGTCTTCTGCAATCTCACCCTTTAGTCCACGTTCAATAGCGATTTCGTTTTCTTTCATCCACTCTTCTACAACGTAGTTCATGTATGCATCGACTTTTTCAGTCAATTCACTGCGTACTGATTCAACTTCTTCAGCAATTTCTTGCGTCTTAGCTTCTTCAATTCTCAATACTTCTGAACGAAGTTTTGATTTTACAGCAGCTTCAAAAATTGTGGATGCTTTTTCCTTAAATTCTTCAGAAAGTTCTTCACCTTGTACAAGTGCAGTTACGTCTTCAGAAACATCTACAGATGCTAAACGAGCGTCTAAAGTAGATTCATCTACTTCTTCAACATCATCTTCGTCATCGTCTTCTTCTTCTTTATTCATCGAATCATATGATGCTTTCAGTTCAGTTGCTTTCATGCCTTCCAACTTGGAATACATTGCTTTCAACATCTCTGCTTTGGTCATCTTCTTCGATTCTTCCAGATCATCACCTTCGTGATCGAGTTCAGCGTCTTCTTTGGTTTGTTTGGCTTTAGGTTCTGCGGCCTTAGTGACTTTTGCAGATGCCTTCTTTCCAACACTGTCTGTTGACTTTGGATCAACGACAGCCTTACCCAAATCTTCTACTTCACCCTCTGGCTTTTCCATTGAGTCACCTTTACCAGCACTGTCGGTTTGCTTCTTTGCTTCTTCAAGCTCCAATTCTACCTGTGCTTCCAGTTCCTCAATTGTCTTGTCTAGTTCTGACATTGGGATCTCCTTGAGTTGTTTTGTCTTATCATAATCATATTTATAATAATTAAAGTTTCGACATAAATTTAGCGAAGGCAAGTGCGGAAACATTTGACTGTCCCTTTCGTACACCTTCATTTATATCATTTTTGATTCCATTGATATCTACTTCTCGTAGAATACCGTTGTTCCAAATCCACTCCTTACCTTCCATAATACCTTCAACGAAGGCTTGTGGTGCAGAAGGGTCTGCAACAATATCTGCCGCTGTGGCAAGATAAAAATCATTTTTCACATAA